GCCAAGACTAAGAAGTATTGATCCAGCTTTAGAACAACAGATTTTACAGTTTAGAATGAAGCTTGATAGTGATGCTGTTAAGTTAGGACAAATGGAAGCCGCAACAAAAGGAAAGAAAGTTGTGATAACGTTTGCTGATGAGATACAATCGGATATTTTACAACAAGCAAAAAAATTAGAAAATGATTTACGTGAACAATTAGGTTCTATTCTTGATTTACCAAAAGAAAGCAGAGCAGGAGCTCTTGCTCAAGAACGAACACGATACTCAGGTGGTGCAAGAAATGTAGAGCCTGAAGTATTAGAGTTTTATACCCAAAACGAAACTATCTTTAGACCAATGTTTAATACAGCAGAAGAGATGCAAAGTTTTGTTGATGAGTTTCAAAAAAACAAATTAGCTATTGAAGTAGTAGCAAAAGGTGGCCCTTCCCCAAGTGATGATGCTATCAAAGCAATGAACATTGCAATTGCTAAAGAAAAGAAAATGTTAGAGGAACTAAATGTTGGACTAAGTGAAAATGCTCTTAAACAATTATTCCCGAACGTGCCATTTAAAAATAGAGAAGAGTGGGGCGATATATTAATTAAAAGAGATTTAACAGAGGCTGCTCAACGATTGTTTGTTGATAAGGTAGATGGCGCTGCAGAGTGGTACGCTGTATCTCCTGCTGATTTAATTAAAAATAGATATAATCAAAGTGGAGGGACTGCCGTACCAATTAATCAACGTACTAAAGATATGAAAGGCATTGGTACAGAAGAATTTTATGGAGGGCCTAATAGCGTAGATTCTAAAGGAAAACATTATACATCAACAGTAGAAAAAGCACTTAAACGTGCAGCAAAAGAAAATAATTCTGAATTTAAAATTATTAAAGTAGATGGCATAGGTGATGTTTTTGCTATTCAAATTACACCAGAGATGTTACTACCTCATAAAACACATAGAAAAAAAGGAGGGATGGTGTATACTCCTGAAATAATTGATATATTTGAGGCAGCATAATGGCAGTTGATAAACCAGTAGGATTTGTACCAGCACAAGAAGAAATTGCTGAACAGATGGTAGAGATAGAAGGCAATAATTTTGCTGATGATTTAGCACCTAATGTAGAAATGATGGAAGATGGTTCTGCTCTTATTGGAGAGCAAGAACAAACTTTAGCTGCATCATTTGATATGAATTTAGCAGAAGTATTAGATGAAGATGCTCTTGGTCTTATATCTAGTGAACTGCGTCAAGCTTTTGAAGATGACAAAGCATCGAGAAAAGAATGGGAAGAAACATATAAAAAAGGATTAGATCTTTTAGGATTTAAATATCAAGAACGCACTATGCCTTTTGCAGGTGCGAGTTCCGTGACACATCCAATGTTGTCCGAAGCTATTACACAATTTCAAGCACAAGCTTATAAAGAATTACTACCAAGTGGTGGCCCTGTTAATACACAGATACTAGGAAACACATCACCACAAAAAGAAGAACAAGCTCAACGTATTAAAGATTACATGAATTATCAGATTACGTATGAGATGGAAGAATACGATCCTGACATGGATTCATTATTATTTTATCTACCACTATCGGGTTCTGCTTTTAAAAAAGTTTACTATGATGATGGATTAGGAAGAGCAGTATCTAAATTTGTACCGAGTGATGATTTGTATGTACCTTATCAAACAACAGACTTTCCTTCTTGTGAAAGAGTTACACATGTTATTAGAAGAACAAAAAACGAAGTAAGAAAATTACAAGTAGCTGGAATGTATAAAGATGTAGATCTATCGGTTTACAACAACGAAACAGGATTACAAGAACAAGAGAGTAGAATTGCGGGTGTGCGAAAAAGTTATAATGATGAAGACTATCAGTTGCTAGAAATGCATGTTGATTTAAATATTGAAGGCATAGATAGTGATGATGGCATTAAAGTTCCATACATTGTAACAATAGATGAAGGCTCTTCTAATGTTTTATCTATTTACAGAAACTATGAAGAACAAGACGCAAAAAGAAAAAAGAGACAATATTTTGTCCACTATAAGTTTTTACCTGGTTTTAGTTTTTATGGCTTTGGGCTTATCCACATGCTCGGGGGTCTCTCCCGAACTGCCACAGCAGCACTTAGACAACTTCTTGATGCAGGTACACTGTCCAATCTCCCTGCAGGTTTTAAAGCTAGAGGGTTGCGAGTTAAAGACGACGATAACCCCCTCCAACCAGGCGAGTTCAGGGATGTAGATGCTCCTGGCGGTAGTTTGAGGGAAGGATTATTACCTCTACCTTACAAAGAACCGAGCCAAACATTATTTCAATTATTAGGTTTTTGTGTAGAAGCAGGCTCACGCTTTGCAGCAATAGCTGATCAAAAAGTGGGTGAAGCGGCACAAGCAGGAGCACCAGTTGGTACAACTATGGCGTTAATGGAACGTGGTGCGAGAGTCATGAGTGCTATTCATAAAAGATTGCACTATGCACAAAAAATAGAATTTAAATTATTAGCAAGAATATTTTCTGAATCATTAGGACCAAGGTATCCTTATGAGTTAGGTAATGATCAAATACAAGGTTTAAAACAATCTGACTTTACAAGTGATATTGATATTATTCCTGTATCTGATCCAAATATATTTTCTATGTCTCAACGTGTAACGTTGGCACAAACACAATTACAATTAGCTCAAGCTGATCCTGGTGCACACAACATGTATGAAGCGTATAGAAGAATGTATCAAGCACTTGGAGTAAAAGATATTGATGTATTATTACCTGTTCCATCAGAACCACAACCAATGGATCCTGGATTAGAAAATGCATCTTCTTTAAAAGGTCAATCTTTAACAGCTTTTAGAGGACAAAATCAATTAGCTCACGTTGATGCACACAGAGCATTTATGTCATCATCGCTAGTTAGAAATAATCCTCAAGTTATGGCTATTCTACAAGCTCACATTATGGATCATGTAAGTATTAGAGCTAGAGAAGAAGTAGAAGAAGAAACTAGACCAGAATTAGAACAAATAACTGCTCAATATGGTGGTCAAATACCAGAAGAATTACAATTACAAATGCAACAAGAAATTGAAAGTCAAGTTGCAGAGAAAATTTCTGAAATGATAGACGAGATGCTAGCAGAAGAAGCGGAAGTATTGCAAGAAATGAATCAAGATCCTCTTGTTGGACTAAAACAACAAGAAATTAATTTAAGAGCACAAGATTTACAGAGAAAATCTTTAGTCGATGAGGCAAAAATAGGTATTGATGAGCAAAAATTACGTCAAGACGCGCAAATTGCACAAGATCGTATAGATTCACAAGAAGATATTGCTCAATTACGTGCAAATGTTAATTTAACTAAACAAAAAGAGATAGAAAGAAGCAAAAAAAGACCAAGAACGGTTGACGTAAACAAAAATATTAGGTTTGATAACTAAATGACAGAAGCAGAAGCAAAACTACAAAGCTATTTTGAACAACTTATGGTGTTCGTAGAAAATACTTCCAAAAGTAGTGAAGATAGTATACTTTTAGCGGGTGCTATGATGAGTGTTTCACGTATTCTTTACTACGATAATTTAAGTAAAGAACAAGCAAAACATATTATGGAACAAAACACGTTTGATTTTGTAGAATTAATCAAACCAACAATACACTGAGGTAAATATGGTAAAATATTATAATGGAAAACTTTATCCAAATGCAAAAATGACTTCTTTTCCAAAGAAATACCCTAATGCTAACAAAACTTCTGTTGATTCTACTGCTTCAATAGCAGCAGTTGGACCAAGAGTTATTGATAACAAAGGTAGTGGACCAAAAGGACAAACAAGTAAAATGCAGATTAAAAAAGTGCCTTTCAAAGGCGTTTTTTAATCATCTATTTGCAAAAATAGAAAAATAAGGTAGATTAAGCGCTTTAAAAAGGAGGTTTTATGAACCTATTAAAAGATCTATGGGGCCACATTAAAGAGTGGTCGGAATGGAAAATGAAGGACTGGATCAAGGCCGCTATCGTAGCGATCATTGTTATTTGGATAATTAGCTGGATGACAGGCGGAGCTGTATAATGGCACTAGGGCTACTATCAGGTTTATTGGGCGGTAAAGATGGCGCTTTAAAACAAGTAGCTTCTGTGATCGATTCAATCCATACCTCAGAAGAAGAGAAATTAGATAAAAAGATTTTAATGCAACGTGTCCAACAAAAACTCGCTGAGAAGCAGTTGGATGTCAATGCAAAGGAGGCAGGTCACCGCTCAGTTTTTGTGAGCGGTTGGCGCCCCGCTATCGGATGGGTGGGAGCCTTTGCCTTAATGTTCGAATTCATTCTATCCCCCTGCATAGAATGGTATAGTAAATTTGCAGGATTAAATTTAACAGCTCCTGAAATTCAGACTGGCCCCTTACTAGCAATTGTCACTTCAATGCTCGGTGTAGCGGGAATGAGAAGTTTCGAGAAGGCCAAGGGGTTAACTAAATAGGAGATAGCTATGGCTAATACTAGAAGAATGAATAGACTTGAAGAGCTTGGTCGAGTAGATTCAGAAAAAGCTTACACTAGAAAAGGTAAGAAAAATTTAAAAGCAGAGAAAAAAAGAATTGTAGGAGAATTGAAAAAAAACCGTGGTGGTAGTATGGGTGGAGGAATGAATCCAATGGGTCGTTCAAAAGATCCAACTGTTGAAAGCATTGTTGGTTATAATCCTAATAGACCAAACAGAATGAAAAAAGGTGGTATGTCAAAGGGTTCTAGAGAAGGATCTATTATTAATACAAGAACAGCTTTTAAAAAAGGCGGAGCAATTAAAAGACGTGGTGGTGGAATAGCTAAACGTGGAATGGGAATTGCAAAATGACCGAGAGATCTATCGGAAAAGCTGGTGGTTCTAATGTTCCACAAACAAAAGAAGATATAGCGAGAAAAATAGCTGATCGTCATCCCGAAGTGAGTAAAAAAAATCTTATGACACAGTCATTAGCAGTATTAAGAAGAATTCTTCTTTCAGGTAAAATTCCAGCGATGTTAAGTGAATCAGGTGAATATAAAATACCACCTCCGAAAACAGAGCAGATAAAAAAACGTTATTCTGGTCGTCAAAAAACCGATGGTCCTAATTTAAAAAACAGAGCTTCTGGCGGTGTAATTAGACGCAGAGGTGGCGGAATAGCTAAACGTGGTTTTGGTATTGCTAAATAATGATTAGAAGAAAAAATCGCATAGGATCAGGAGTTAGACAAAGAATTGGAAATGCTGCTGGTTTAAAAGCAAACATTGCTCGTAAGCCTATTGGCGATCCAACAGGCATGGGATTAAAAGGTAAAACTCTTACAGGCGGTGCCATGCAAATAAAAAGAAATGTAGGCAACAAAATAATGGCTGCTAAAAAAGGTGGTTCTACTGTTAATAAAGCAGGGAACTATACTAAACCTGGATTACGTAAACGAATATTTAATCGCATAAAGGCCCAAGCTTCTCATGGAACTGGCGCTGGTCAATGGTCCGCGAGAAAAGCGCAAGCAATGGCAAAAGCTTATAAAAAAGCAGGTGGTGGATACAAATCATAATGGCACTTGCTAAATCACAAAGAAGTTTAAAAGCATGGGGCGATCAAAAGTGGCGAACTAAATCTGGTAAGCCATCAAGTAAAACAGGTGAAAGATATTTACCTAGCGCTGCAATAAAAAGTTTATCTCCGCAAGAATATGCAGCAACAACAAGAGCAAAGAGAAAAGCAAAAAAAGCAGGAAAACAAGTTGCTAAACAACCTAAAAATATTGCTAAAAAGACAAGATCTTTTAGAAAGTTTACATAATGCCATTTCGTTCTAAAAAACAACGCGCATATCTATATGCTAATGAGCCAGAGGTTGCTAAAAGTTGGGCAAAAAAACATGGGAATAAGATTGTAAAAAAGAACAAGGGAGGTTATATAGAGGTTTATCCGAGAGGATTTAGTAGAATGCTCCCGAGTAAAAGACAAAAAACTAAAATATTTGTATAAGGAGAAAGAATGTCTGAAGTTTTAAAAAAAAGAATACGTGAGCATGAAGGATTTAGGGATACTCCTTATCTAGACTCGCTTGGGAAGGCTACCATAGGGTATGGCCATCTTATTACTGATGAAGATGAATTTGAAAATGGCAAACAGTACACCAAAGATGAATTATTAAAATTATTTGATAAGGATTTTGCAAAAGCAGAAATGGGTGCTGATCAATTAGTTGGCCATATTCCAGAATTACATATTGAAGCAAAAAATATAGTAACGGAGATGGTATTTCAACTTGGGACACAGGGGGTTAGAAATTTTCGTAAAATGATTTCTGCACTTGAAGCACGCGATTACCAAAGGGCGAGCGCCGAGATGCTCGACTCACGTTGGCATGCGCAGACAACAAATCGCTG